ATGCACACAGCGCGATTGTTGAAAGCAGGTTTTTCATTTTGTAATTCTCCATTCTAATTTGCGGCGCTTGATGTGTTGCAACAAGTCGCCTTGCTTGGGGTTATTGTGCCTTACGCACGTCTTGTGCGCGTTGAGCAGGTATTCGTCAGGCATGGCCCCAATCCACACAATGCCGTCGTGAGACATCCATTTATCAGGCGGGACCCCCTCTTGCGGGTCGTTTGTCATATCAATAAATTCCCACGGCAGCGCGAAACACAAGCGACACGGCAAAAGCGGTCATAACAATGCCGCAAGCAAGACAGGCGATCCGGTGCAGCCATTTCATCGCCTCGGCGGCTTTTGATTGGCGTTCGTGGGCGTCCACCATTTGCGGGATTGTTGGCTTGTGCGGCTTACTCAGCGGCGGAATGGCGTTGTATGTGGGTTGGGTCATTGTGCTGGCTCCAATGTTGAAGGACGCGCTTGTGGGCGTGGCGATGTTAGCGGCGCACGATCTGCCGCCATGCAGTAAACCTCGGCATGTTCTGGAATTAGGTCGCTGCGGATTTGCGGCTCGCACGTTGGCTGGCCGGTTAGAATGATAACTAGGACTGCGGCGTTCATGGTGTTGCCTCCATCATTTCTTTGTATAGTTGATCTGCTTTTGCCTTGAACGGCTCGGCTTGCTTTGTGGCTTCTGCGCATCGGTTATGGTCGCCAGCTATGCGGCAATCATTGGCAAGGTGGCGAATCTCGCCATATGCTTTATTGTAAACGGTCCAGAGTTGCATTTTTTGATCTGTTGTCATGGTCATGGTCATGGTCGTTTCCTTTGTTTGGTTTTAGGCGGGGCGTTAACCCCGCCCGTGCTTAAAATACTGGGTCAATGCTTTCGATAATGCGTGCATTGATCTTTCGGCGTTCGTCTGCGCGGATATCTGCCTCGTTTAATGCAGTCTTTACGCCGCCATCGCCAAGCAGGTCTTCAAGCGCGTCGGCAATGTGCGTTGGCAAATCGAAGATGGTTACTCTATGCGGCAGCGTTCCCCAATGACCGTCTGTTGAAAACTCCAAGGTGATGCCGTTCGAGTTGGAATACGATACGCCGCTTGTTGTGACGTTTGTAACGTTGTGTATTGATGTGGACGTAGTCATGATAGCTTTCCTTTGTTTGTTGCTATATCCTCACCCTATGCAAACTATAGCATAGTGTCAACGCCTAATTTGCGCCATTCTTCAAAAGCATCCCAAGCGGCATCGCAGCCAAGCGCTACACACGCAAAAGCGCCCGCCTGATGCGCCGCCGTTAGGTATTCGACCTGACCCGCCTGCCACTTGCTTTTGGTATGGTCACGGCGCTTTAATTCGCAAACAAACGTGACGCGTCCGGGGATGATGATATCGCTGGCCCCAGCGGTCATTCCTTCCGCTTTTTGTTTCGCCATGCCGCCAAATTGACCGCCGCGCAACTGCTGCTCGTTTCGGGCATGGATTGCTAACGCGCCCCAAGTGTCGGGATATTGCGCGCGCAATCTGTTAAAAAACGTCACCTGCTCAACACTTTCCGTTGCGCACTTGCCGCGAAAGTCTGTGTCGCCAAAGATCGGGAACGGGTGTTCATGCAGGTTCATGGTCTGCCTCCCTGTTGTATCCGTATACGTTATAAAAGCCGCTTGCCGCGTCTTTGCGATAAGTGATCGTGTTTGGCGTGCCTAATTCCGTCGCCTTCAAAAATGCGGCGTATTCGCCTTGTTGTCTTGAATAGTGACTATCCGGCGTAAACCAGATTGAAAACGAACGCCACGGCGTTACAAAATCAGCACGCACCGTCCGGTTGCCACGCTGCGACACGCCTTCGCGCACCGTCATCGACACTATTTCATCCGTTTGCATTTCAGTCGGCGTGCGCTTGGTGCGCTTAAAATCCATCTTGAGTTTTTCGTTAGGGTCCACAATCTCGGCTTTGCAGTTTGAACAATACCGCGCAGCGATGTCGTTTGGCTCTTGGCATTCGGGGCATTCCTTGCTGGTCCAACGATAGCCGCATCGTTCATACGTGCCAAGCGGCCCCGTCTTTTCTTGGCCCATACAGCGGCGACCGTGGTGGCCGGACAGCGGGCCGTAGTCCGTCATGATCTGGTTTCTGTCTAGATCCAGACAATACCCGGCCGCGTCGCGTTCATAATCCACATATTTAATGTTGGTGGAAAACCTGTTTTCGTATTGGCACGTCGGACATTCTGCGGATGCCTTCCCATCGCCCGCCTCTTTGCCCGCCCTGACTTCCGGTGCAAACAAGTCACCATCGGGGCAATGTTCTTCGATATTGGTGGTGTAATCCAAAATCAAGCAATCCGCCTTGCCGTTATCCAGCCGCAACCCGCGCCCGATAATCTGTTGCAACAGCCCGACGCTTTCCGTCTTGCGCAGGATCGCAATCACATCGACGTGCGGCGCATCAAAGCCCGTGGTCAGCACAGACACGTTTACCAAGTATTTTATCACGCGGGCCTTGAACGCTGACAGGATCGTGCGGCGCTCGCCCTTGGGTGTTTCCCCAGTCACGATTGCCGACATATCAGGGGGCAGGCTGGCCATGATTTCGCGGGCGTGCTGGACCGTCGCGGCGAAAAACATCACGCCTTGACGGTTTACAGATTGCCCCACAACATCCGCAACAATGGCCGCCGTCTTGCGCCCGTGGCCGTGATACGCGCGATCGACCGCATCCGCGTCAAATTTGCCCTGCCCGTTGGCTGTCAGGTTTGCCGTGTCGTATCCCTCCGCGCCGGCAGATCCCATGACGGGCAGTGTTAGGAAGCCTAGGTCAATCAATTCCGGTGCCGTGATACGATCTACAAGGATCGGAAAATAAGGGCCGCGCGTGGTGTCGTCGCCATTCACCTTGCCGTCCGGCCACTGGCGAAAGATGTATCCGCTGCCAAGGCGATATGGCGTGGCTGTAAGCCCTAAGACGCGCAACATAGGATTGCCAACGCGCATCGCGTCAATGATGCCCTTTATCGTTGGCGTCAGGCCGTGCGCCTCATCTATAACGACCGCCGCGTATCCCGATTGAAAGCGGCTGATCCGGTTCTTGACGGTCAAGGGCGATCCAAAAACAACATCATGCCGCAAGTCTTTCGCGCCCGCGCCGGCCGAAAACATGCTGGCACGGTGGCCGCTGGCAATGTATTTCTCGCGGTTTTGCGTGACCAGTTCAGCCGACGGCGCAAGGCACAAGACCTTTTTGCCCGTGGCCCCGTGGATCGTCCGGGCAAGCTCTGCAATAACGTGGCTTTTACCCGCGCCCGTCGCCGCCTCGATCAAACAGGGATCAACGCTTGTTCGCATATGCAGCCACGCCGCATCGTGCGCTTCCTGTTGGTATGGTCGCAGGGTCATAGGTCTCTGCATTCTGGGCATCTGGTTTTCCCCGTCCCATTACGGGGCGGGGTTATTCCGTTGCGTTCAAGTGTTGCGTTTATCATGCAAACAAATCCCCATTGATCTTTTCAGCATCTTGCAAGTGCGAGTTGGCTTGCGCGGCATATTCCGGCTTTAATTCAAACCCAAGATATCGGCGGGTCATTTTAATCGCCTCATATCCAGTCGATCCAATGCCGTTAAATGGGTCCATCACAACATCGCCCGGCTTTGTATAAAGCCGCAAGCATCTTGCAATCGTATCAAGCTGAAGCGGGCAAACGTGCTTTTCGTCATTCACAGCCTTAACCCTACGCAAAACCTTGCCTTGGTTGATATCCATCCAAACAGGACTGGCAAGCTGCTGCCATTCGTAAACATCAAACTTGGCATCATCCATCAAAACACTAAGCGCTTTTACGTCTGGCACATTTTCGCACAATCCATTGCGGCGCAGATCGTGCAACCATTCAGTTGCGATCTTCATGGCCGTCTTTTCGTCCGATGGGGCGGCGTGCTGTACTGGATGAAAGTCAGGATTGTCTTTATCGCAATCCTTGCGGAAAAACAGCATATAGTCAGGCATCCCTACGCGGTTGTGAGTGCTGTTTCCCCGAATGTTTTTGTAGAGCAAACCATGCGCCTTGGTCCGCTGCATTTCCACAACTGGATCTTTCCAGATTGTCGCGCGGCCATGATAAACAAGGCCAGCGTCAGTATGTGCGCGGATCAAGTCGCCAGAGAAGTCTTTTAGGCCAATCGCCCCATCCTTGCCTTTGCGCATTGGCAGGTCCGTGCAGTGAACGCACGCGATGCGCCCTGGACGCAAAACCCGCGTTAACGCTTCCGCGAAATACTTATACTGGTTGATGAACGCAGGGCCGGTTCCAGCGTTGCCTAGATCGCGTTCGCTGTCGCTGTAAACAAACAAGTCACCAAACGGCGGCGAAAATATAGAACAGTCGATGCTGTTTTCTGGCATCGCGTGCATGCCTTCGATGCAATCGCTGTTATGGATTGCCCATCCGGTGCCTTGATACTCTGGTTGCTTTGTCATGGTTATTGTCCTTTGATCCATTCTGGAAACGCCAAGTCGATAGGCCGGTTGTAAACAGCGCGAACACTTCCGCTGTTTTGGGCCTTTGACATTGCGTCTCTCATGCGTTTTTTCATTTCGTCGTGTTTCTTTGACTTTACGTTAATCGCCTGCCAAATCACATCCTCGGTGTCTGCGATTACAATGTCATTCCGAACACGTTGATCCTGTCCAAATCTATGTGATCGGCGAACAGCCTGATAGTGTTGCTCATAGCTGAATGATATGGACGCAAAAACCGCGTGAGCGCAGTGCTGCCAGTTCACTCCGAACCCGGCGAGTTTGGGTTTGGTGACAATCGCACGGCAATCCCCATCCTGAAAACCCAATATCCGGCGCTCTTTTTCGTCCGCCGTTTGATCCCCCCTGATTTCAACAGCCCCATCGACCATTGACGCCAGCATGGCGCTTTCTTCGTTTGTCTCGCACCATATCGTCACGGGATCGTCGTGTGTTGCCAGTTCAGCAGCACGTTCGCACCTCTGACGAACTGTCAGCCTCTTTTCTTTGTGAAAGCTGGTCGCGCTCATTTCAGGGATGCGAAACAGCATTCCTTCTTCCATATCGGTTGATCTATCCGCCGCGACGGTATGAATGTGGCGGTCTATCTCTGGCAGGATGTATCCGGTATCATCGCCACCTAGATCGCTTGGCAATGTTGCGCAACGCGACCAAGATGCAACCCACTGCCAAAAGTCATCAACCGCGTGGCCCTTCAATCGCCAGTCTTGTGACGCCGTTGAAGTGTCATTGATAAACCATTGCGAAAGCATTTCTTGCTGTCGCATAATCCCCAAAAACTCTGCGTGATTGCCGAGTTCCATGTGGTCATTTGGGCTTGGCGTTGCTGTCGCTGCCAGCTTGTAAGGCGTATCAACAAACGCGGCCATTAGCTTATTGCGGGTCATCCCGCCGAATGATTTTAGAATACTGCTTTCGTCCAGAATGATCGCACCAAACTGCGACGTGTCAATTTTCTGCAACCGTTCATAGTTGGCGACCATAACGCCATTCCCAACCTCACAGTTTTCTTTGATCTGTCGAACGTCGCAATCAACTTCAAACTTTGCGGCCTCCCTTACCATCTGGCCAGCAACAGCAAGCGGCGTTAGGATCAGGCTTGGCTTGCGCGTTTCAATCGCGCATTCTTTGGCAAATTCTATCTCAATGAATGACTTTCCCAATCCAGTATCTAAAAAAGCCGCCGACTTGCCTTTGGTTAATGCAAATTCAATCGTGTTTTTTTGGTGCGTTTTGGCGTTGCCGTTAATATCGCGCGGATCAAACCCGACGAAAGACGCGGCAACGTCCCTTGATTTTATAAATTCTCTATATTCTTGAAGGCTCATGGTTCGTTCCTTTGTTGGTCTGCCATTGTTGTGCTATAGAATGCATATTGTCAACGGCTCAAAACATACTTAATTGATCTTCGTTCTTTTTTTCAAATTCTCTATCGAAATCACGCTTTCGCAGGCCTGCTAGATTGATGATATGCAAGGCCCGCGTGGGATATGCCGCTTGCAGTCTGGCAAAAACGGCGGCGTGTCGTGCCGCCACCGCCTCGCATTCGTCTGCCGTTTGCGCCGCGTCCAGTTCTTGCAGGATCGCATTGGCGGCGTCGTTCGCGCGGGCCTCTTGTTCTGGCGTCACTTTATAAACGCTGCCATGATCTGCGCTACGTGGTGGGCGTTGGCTGCGGCTTTGGCTTCGTCTTCTGACTTGAATACAACTCCATCCCCGTAAGGTGGATACAACACTACGTTATCGTTTGGCCCCTCGTCTATGCTGTATCCTCTAGCTTCTAGCCCATCCGCCCCGTTGTCCTCCCACACCAACGGCGCAATCATATCGGGCAGGGCATCCATGATGAGATCTGCCAAGACATAACAGGTCATCTCGCCGTCGTGTTCGTCAATAATATCTGCAATAGTATCCCTCATTTCAACTGCCACCCCTCACTTGCCTTGCCTCTGTATGGCTCAAGGTCGGCCTTTGGCGCATAGGCCGCTATCGCCTTCGCATAAGAAACCTTACCTTTCTGCTTTACGAGCGTCAGGTTGCGCCCGCCAATCACCGCGTCGCGCTTGCCGGAAATTTCAACCATGCGCGCGATGATGTCTTTTTTGCGGTCATTGGCGTTGTCGATCGCGTCGCGCAGTTCGTCATATTCCGCGACCAGCTTGGCGGTTTCTGGCGTGTCGTATTCTTGGCGCTTTGGCCCCGCAAAGTCGGCAGGATCGGCGGCCTTGGCGCGCATCCAAATGGCGTGTAGGAGGGGAATGTTATCGACAAGCCATTCGTCGTTTTGCTCTACACGCTCCGTCATTGTGCCGTGCGGGGACCACTGATAGAAATCGCACCAAGTGCGGCCCGTACAATACATCTGAATTTGCATTTGCGCATAATAGTGCGGCTGATCGTCAATAGACTTGAACTCGGGTGGGTTGTCTTTTCGCTTGCCGAACGGGCATTTGATTTCGACCATGCCGTTATGGTCAATCAAACCATCCGGCGACGCGCCGAGCCAATTACCAAACTCTGCGAACCCAAGCGACCAAACCGTTGCCCCCGTCTCCATGCAATACTCTACAAGCGCCCCATCCTCATGGAATGTGCCGTATTCAGTGGCCACGTTGCCGACAAATTCGCTTTCCATCCCGTGCATCGATCGCACCAAGCGGCGAAACCCGTCCGCTTCGCTTGTATGTGGCGACATCCCTAGCAATGCCCCCGCCCCGCTTGCAGTCACCCGCCCCGCGCGTGCCGCGTGCCATTCCGGTGTGCGTTGTTCCATGCTTATTTCTCCAATGTTGTTAAAAGACCAACGGCGCGGCGCTGAATTACTCAGGCTGATCGGTCGTCATGGACCTTCGCGCCGTTGGGTTGTTTCATAAAAGACGCCCGTTATCTTTCGCCCATTCTTTAGGGTGTTTCGCTCCCTTTCTAACATTGCAGGTCGGGCATAAGCACTGCAAGTTTTCTGGCCAATTTGAGCCACCAAGAAAAAGGGGCATAATGTGGTCTACGTGGTAAACCCCGTTCATCTTTACAAAACAAAAAGCGCACTTTCCATTTTGCTTTGTTAGTATTAAATCGACATCATTCTTGGTGTGCTTCCCAATGGATCCCGCCAATTTTGCTCGGCGGGTTCTATTTGTCGCGAGCACCCTTTCTGGGTGCGCCGCCCTATATCTGCTAGCCGTATCCCGTTGTGACTGCCTGTTATTTGAAGCCCATTCCTTGTGGTAATTTGGGTTTTCTTGTAGCCACTCTGAATATTTTGCCTTCAATAGTTCGCCGTTAGACGCGGCGTATCTCTTTGCTATTGCGGCAGACTTATCCAAATTATTCTTTGCCCATTGCATAGCCCTGATCTTAGAGCATTCGTAGCAATTACACGTATGGCAAAATCTCTTGGAAATATGGCCGTGCTTGCACGCCTTCCCAGTGAAGTAAAACTTCAATCCCAAGGAAATAGCATTCTGTCTGCTCGTTATGTTCATATCAAAACCTCCGTCAAAGGGCGTCTGGTGTAAGGCGCGGCAGGCAGTGACGAACTGCTTTTCAACTGGCCAGTTTAGCCGCGCTTCATCATCCTAAAACGGTATGGAATCTCCGTCAAGGTCATTCGTTCTTACAGGTTTGGCCGCTGTTGTCGGCGGCTTTTCGTCGCTGATATGCAAAGGCTTATCGGAAGGTGACACAGCCGAGACCCAGTTGCCCGCCATTGGCTGGCCGTCGCTTCCTGTCATATCCCAACGCATTACCTTGACCACCATTGGCGTCGTACAAAGGTGCATCGTCATGGTCTCATCGGTCGGCGCGTCACCCGTGCGGGTAAGATTGCCGCCCGAATTTGCATCAATGGATGCCAGCATCCGGCGGGCCTTGTCGCGCTTGGCTTTCCCCTTGGCTTCATCCTTGGCGTTCGGGTCCAGATCCGTCACCCACAGCTTATGGAAAATCTTGCGGTTCTTGACTTCATCCGGTGCCATGACGGACCAGCGCAGTTCAATGTAGTTTTTGCCGTCCCTTTCTGCCCACTTGGCTTGGTCAATAATCGCCAACACGTCGGAATTGTTGGGGATAGGTTCCATGTTGCCGCCAGGAATTTCGTATTCCTTCGGCGTGTCGACTGCGGTGTTGCCATCGCTCAAATCCCAAAAACTCATTGTGTTGTTTCCTTGTTTTGTATTTCCAAAATTGCGCCGATACAGTCGTTGAAGTCGTGATGCGTCAGGTCGGCAATTAGCCATTTTGCACGCAACTTTACAACTTCGTCAACTGGCCTGCTTTCTTCTTTTTTAGGGCGGCTCATTCTTTCGGCCCCTTTTCTTCTGTTTCTGTTGGTGTTGCATCCAGCTTTGGCATATTGCCGCCAAGGGCCGGGATGTATTCAGCAAGCGGGTTGGTGCCAATCTTAACGGGCAATGCTTGCGTGATGTGATATCGGTTCTTTGACACGTTCGAGGGCGTGACGTGGCAAACAAGTTCGCGGGTGCCAGATCCGCGCGCCATTTTGCGTTCGCCCTCATCGCCCATAACAACCATTTGCTGCTTTAGAAAACCCACCACGTCAACGTCGTCAACGTATGGCGGCAATGACTTGTTTGGCAGGCGCAAAGAATACCGCGCATAATCGTCTTGATCGGGCAGCTTCATTGTTTCGACATCGGCGTGCGCAATAAAGACCGCGTGCATCCCTTTGCGCTTGTTCAGGATGCCGCACGCTTTGCGGACCCGTCCGTGCATCGCCGCAATGGCTGATGTACCCGCACCATAGCCGCCCATTGCCTGGTTAATCGACTTGGCCTTTGGATCGCTTGCCAGGACCGATGCCATAAACAGGCGTTCCAGCGCGGTCACGCTGTCAATGACGACCGTTTGATAGTCGTGGTCCTCGTGCATCAAAGCGGTAAGCTGTTCCCATAACTGATCGACCTTTTCAATCAGCGGAAAGGCGTCCGGCCGGATGTCTTCGGGGATTGCCTGCATTCCGTCTTCGGCACGAATAAAGATCGGTTTGGGGAATGTTGCGGCTAGGGTTGTTTTGCCCATGCCCGCCTCGCTAAGTAGCGTCACCAACACAGAT